ATTGAAATTACATACGGGGAAACGTCCCGCAAGCTTGCGGCCGTGTCCGTGATTTTGAAGACTGAAAGTTGACTGTCAAAAAGTGCCATGTTATCCCCCTTTTCCGCTTAAATACGCGGCAATTCGTTGCCCCATTTGGTTGACGATTTCCTGGATTTCGGGGCCGCATTCTTCCAGGGTCAATTTATGATATGGGTTCGGGGCGGCGGGTCCAACCGAAGTCCTGAAGAATTCCTGGCCGCCGATAAAAAAGTGAAGGGCCTTCCCCTTCTTCGCGTGAACTGGACCGCGCCCTTCGCGGACGATGTAACCATAAAAGACGCCTTCGGGCGACCTGGCCGCCTGGCGGATTTCAAGTTCCTGGTCGTCCAACTGGCCCAGGATTTCGCCCACGGTCCCCGCGGCCAGTTTCCCCGTTTCGCCGACGGGCGTGTTCGCCCGAAGCCTGGGAACAATCAATTTCGCCAGGGCGCGGAAGCCTTCGTTTATCGAGATTTTCGCGACCGTGTCCCCGCGGTTGGCGCGGTCGACCAGTTCGTCAAGTCCTTCGACCCTGAATTCAAAATCAGGTTGTCCACTCATTATTCAAGCCTTCCTGGGTCAACCCATTCCTGGACTTCCAGGATTGACCGCTTGCCGCGCCACGCGCCTTTTGCGCGGGTTATGACGTCGGGGAACATTCCCTGGGTCAAGGAAGCCTTCAGGACCCCCGCGCAATGGTCCAGGCGGGGGTATAGGGCCAGTTCGTCCTTGACCTTTTGGAATTCGGTCATTATGGACCCTTCCAACGTCGCCAGGTCCCCGCGCCAGGGGACGAAGACGTCGACATTCAGGAACCAGGTCCGCTTTTCTTGTTTGACCGAAAGTTCTTCCGTTTTGTCGGAATTATAGGATACTAAACAAAAGCGCGAAAGTCCCTTTCCCAGGCCCTTCGTATCGTGGGCGATTGTGACGCCCGCCGCCCCGAAGTCGGCGTTCTTCTTGATAACGTTGACGACGGCCGTTTCGATTGTCGAATAACTCATATCGTCCCCCGTTTAGCTTTCGGTATCTTCCGCGCTTCCGTTCAAGATAACGCCAGGATAATCGTCCATTCCCCGCTTGAATAACGGGTCCTTGACGTTGCCGTCGGCGTCTTCTTGCGCGCCCGTGTAAACGTTCGCCAGGCGGCCGACGCGCATAGCCGCGCGAACCTTCTTGTCGCCGATTGCCTTCTTCGCCGCCTGGAATTTTTGGTTATATTGTTTCGCCCGATTTTCCGACCCCGTGTCGACTTCGTCGTCGGGCGCGTATGCCTGGCCTGGAATGGTCCCCAAAAGGACGGCGGCCGCCCCATATTCATTGGCCGCTTTCAAGTAACCAAAGGCGGTCGGGAAGGTCGCCAGGACCACGGGGACCGCATAACCGTTGACGTCCAGTTCGTTGTTCAATTCGGACGCGGCGTTGTCCAGTTCTTCTTCGGACTGGGCCAGGGTCGGGACCGTCGAAATAGTGAAGGCGCGGCTTTCGACAATGTCCCCGATTAGCCGTTGGACCCCCGCGACCGTTCCGTATGTGTTCGCGCCAACTGTCATTTTGTCCCCCCTTCCGCGGGCTTCTTCATTTCGTCCCCGACCTTTTTCAATGCCTTCGCGAAATAGGCGGAACATATCTTTTCGACGTCGGGCCAGCATTCGGCGATATTCCCGTTTTCCTGAATATGACAAACGACAAGCGGGTCCGTCCCATTCGCGCCCTTTGATACCATGCGGAAATGACCGCCGTTTTCATAGGATAGCGTTATATTTATTACTGTTTCGGCCATTTTTCCGCCCCCTTAATTGCCCGCCAGGTCGACGTAAACCGACACGGTCCCGCCGCCAACGGGCGCGACGGCATAAACGCAACGAAGAAGATAGAACGGGAAGGCGGCCGTGTTCGTGACCGCGACTTTTGTGGTCGCCGCCAGGGCATTCGTCACGTCGACTTCGAAGGTCCCGACGTCCCCGACGTCGCCGTCGGCTTCGTGCATTCCGTAAAGGGACCAGGTCAATTCCGCGTTGGGCGCGTTGTCAATGGCGACCGTTATGGTCCGCTTGCCCCTGGCCGCGAAAATGAAGTCGTGATTGTCCGTGTCGTTGCCCACGAAGGAACCTTCTTCGTGTTTGGGTTGAATTGCTTGTCGATAATGGACGTCGACCGCGATTGGTGATAATGCTTCGACTGTCATTTTATGCCCCCTTCTTCAGGTTATATTCGCGGGCGGTCGGCCCGCGTCTTATTCAATTTTCCCGCGGGCAAGGGGCGGGTTGCTACCCCCGCCCCTTCCGCATAGAGTAAAAGGGCTTTGTCCCTTGTTGGGACCTATTCGTTTACCTTTTCGAAGATGTCGTTACATTTTTCAAGAATATCGTCAAGCTTGTCGGACATATATCGGTCAAAAGTTCCGAATCAAGCCCGCCGACTTCGACCTGGCCCGTTCCCCCGCAAGTAGCACAAGGGACGTCGACGAAGACGGGGTCGGGAAGGGAATTGTCGGGAAGGCTTCGAACGCCGTCCCCGCCGCATTGCGCGCACTTGTCGTATATCTTTATTGTTACCATTTTCCCGCCCCTTCGGTCCAGTTCTAGGTTATGGCGATTGCCGTCACGCCCAGGTAATTCAGGCCCGTGTAACCCGTCCGCTTGCTGATACAATGGTCGTTGTCGGCGAAGTTGACGAAATGGTTCCCGTCGACCATTAGTTCGCCCGCGGACGGCGTGTTCGTGACCGTTATCCCGACAGCCGTTGTTCCGCCAGGGGAAACGAACTTGTTGTCCAGGATAAACTTGTCGGGCCTGGACGTGCTATTCGGGACAACTTCGACCCCCTTCGCCCCGTCCTTCACGGAAAAGACGTTCCGTCGGACAATCATAGCTGAAGAATTCAACCGAATGCCCGTGTCCGAAAGGTTGTAAAAGCGGCAATCTTCAATGACCGCGTACGGGGCTTCGGCCGCGACCGCGCCCATTGAAATTCCCAATTCACCCGCCCCGCCGCCGCTGAAGCCGCAATCGTGAATATGGGTCCGCCAAATGTGTTCGGAAAGAATGGCGGCCTGGACGCAAGGATAGGCGGTCGTTTGATAGAACGCGCAACCTGCGATTTCAATGTCGTGGTTCCGAAGCTGAAGAATGAAGGTCCCGTCCCCGATAAAAAGAACGGGTCCGCGGGTCGCGCCTGAAGTTCCGTCGCCCATGATTTTCAACCCGCGTTGGGTTATGGAAATATCGTTTTCTTCGTAGTCGCCGCCCGCCAGGACGATAATGTCCCAATCGGCCGCGACGGACACGGCCTTCGCGAAGGTTTTGAAGGGCTTCGAACGGGACGAACCCGAATTCGTGTCAAGCCCGTTCACGGGTTCGACGTAAAAGACGTTTCCCCTTCGCTGGTAGTTATAGCCGACCAGTTCCTTCGCAATAAGGCGGTCGGCGACGATGGTTCCCCTGAATCTCTGTGTCATTGGAATTCCCCCCTTTTTATTTATTCCATTTCGGGGTCCCCGTTAATATTCCAGGGACCCCGAATTTGACCTTTTTGTTTGCCAGGTTAGGACCTTACGTTCCCGAACCAGGCCCCCAGGTCCGCCCCGACTATCTTATAATCGAAGGCGTGTTTGCCCTTCAAAAGTTCGCGGTCCCGACCTTCGTCGGTCCAGGGCGTGATTGCGACATTGAAGCCGCTTCCGTCGATGTTCCAGACGAAGGTATAACCCGCGGAACATTCACGAAGCGCGGGCTTGGCGGGGACGTAAAGAAGAAGCGCGTGTTTCCCCCAAACATACGCCTGGGCCGCGGTCGCGGCCCCTTCGTGGCTTGTCCGCTGGACCGCGCGGCCGACCAGTAGCGTTTCGACGCCTAAAGCCTGGGTGACCTGGGCTTCGGTGAGCATTCCGACGCCCGTGTATTTGAACATATCGACCAGTATCGGGTGACGGCGAAGAATATCGAACACCTGGCGGCCGATAACCAAGGTATTCGGGGCGACGCCCGTGTTTTGTTCGATGGTCGCTGAATACTGGTCAATGTCTTCGGGCGGGTTGCTATCGTCGGGGTCGTCCCAGGCGACGAAATCGGTCCCGACGGCGGGATTGTTGTCCCATATTCCCGTTATGAAAGCCTGGGCCGCGATTTGAATTTCGCGGTTCAAGTTGAACTGTTGGGCCAACCATTCCGCGCCCGTTTGTTCAAGCTGGACGGCGGCGTCCTGGTTCTTGATATTTTCGTTCGGGATTGCATACGCCAGGTGATACAGGTCGGCGTAATAGTTATCATTCGAAAGCTTGATACGGCCTTCGGGATAGCTGTCGCCAGGCGTCCGTTTTTCAACCTGGTTGGTCAAGAAGGACCCTTTGTCCCAAACGAAGTATTTGTCGGATTGCTTGTCGACCTGGACAAGCGGGAAGACGCGGTCGGCGATGAAGTTCTTATTTTTATAAGCAACGGCAATCGTCGAAAGCGCGGCGTCGATGTGAACATCTGAAGTTGTTGGATTTCCCATTTTGAGTTTTCCCCCTTTTCTAATTCGTTTACTTTTCGGCCCCCAGGGCCGCTTTAGTTCGCCCTGGTCAAATTGGTGAAGTTGACGATGGCTTCGGCGATTTCGCCGCTAACGCCCGCGTGTTCGACGACCTGGCCCACGACATAGGTCGTTGTATCGGATACTTCCGCCAGGGCAATCAGGCCGCCGCTTGCGACGCGTATCATTTGCCCCGCGGTCAAGGCTTCGGCGATTGCAATGGGCGCGCGACCAATGACCATGACTTCGGCCATTTCGCCCTCATTCGGCTTGTTCATAAGTATGCCGACGGGAATGTCCGTGTCGGCGGTCGGAAGAATGACCGTTCGGTCGGCGGAAAGCTTGACGCCGTAATATTGCTTCAGGCGAAGGTCATTCGTTGAAATAAAGCTTTCGGTCAATACTGGTTTTATATTGTAACCCATTTTGAGTTTTCCCCCTTTTCGATTTTACTTTTGCCCTTCCTGGGCTTATTTGTTACGGTCCGCCCACAAGGCGGGATTGGCCGCCGATACGGCCTTGATTGCGTCGACCCTGGCAACGGTCGGGTTGTCCTTTGAATACTTTTCGACGGCGGCGTTGAAGTCGTTCCCCGCCTTGCCGTCCTTGCTTGAACCCTTCGGCTTCAGAATACCCGCTTCCTTCGCCAGGGTTTCCGCCTTGTTGAAGGCCGCCAGGGCCGTGTCGGCCGTGGGTTTTCCCGACTTTTCTTCCATGTCGGTCAATGACGTCGCCAGTTCTTCGGCCGTCCCTGGGACCGCCTTGAATTCCTTCGTCAATGCCAGGTATGACGCGAACCGCGTGTCGTGGTCGGCTTTCGTTTTCGCGTCCTTCAGGTCCTTGTTTTCCTTCAGGACCGCGGCGAAGGTCGGTTTTTCCTTCGCGAAGTCCGCGGCCGCCATTCCCGCGGGCGGGGCGGCCTGGCCCTTCAGGGCTTCGATTGCCGCCATGACGTCGGCTTCGCTTGCCGTATCGGGCAAGCCCAGGGCCGCGCATAATTTTTTCAGGTCCATAATTTCCCCCTTTTGTTCTTTTTTCTTCGGGCTGATTTTGAATTCGGCTTCAATGGCCGAAAGGATTTCGGAAAGTTTCGATTTGCTTTCCTTCGCATGGCCCGCCCGAATGGCCCCGCATACCTTTTTCGCGATTTCTTCGTCGCCGTAGCGGTCCATTTGGTCGGCGATACATTGGTCCCACGGATAATCCGCCAGGACCGCCGCTTCAGGCTTGCGGTTAACCGCGCTTTCAAACCATTGTCCGATAGGTTCAAAAAGCTTCTTGAAGAATGACGCGCCCTTCGCCTTCCCGATTGCCTGGTCCAGGTCGCCCTTGATTGCTTTGAATTCCTGGTCCAGGACTTCGACGGGAACGCCTTCCAGGTTCTTCTTCGAAGCCTGGAATGAAAGGACCCGCGCGCCTTCACGTTTTCCGCCGAAGACTGAAGCCCCTTCAAGGCTTGCCTTGTCGACGGCGGGTTCTTCCGCCCCCAACAAAGCAACGCCCGTTATACACGGGCCGAAGTCGCCGATTTTGTCTTCGACTTCAACGGAAACGGTCGAATATAATCCGCCTTCAATCAACGCGGCGATAGCGTCGGGACAATTTTCGAAGGCGGCTTCAAGAAGGTTCCCCACGCGGTCCAGGGCCGACATACGGCCCAGGCCGACTTGACCCTGGCCTTTGTCCCCTGTTATCAGTTCCAGGGGAACGCCCAGGGCTTCGGCGACCTTTTTATTGAACGCGTCGGAAGTATGCCCGCATTTAAGCGGGACAATCTTCGGGACCTTCGCCTTGAACGCTTCGACCATGCGGTCAAGGTCCTTTTCGCCCCATTCGCGGGTCGCGCCCGAACTATCCGTCCAGGTTCCCGCCGCGAATACTTTGACCCCCGTGATTGTCTTCATTTTGGGGGCCTGAAATACTTTGACCCAACCGAAACGGGCCATATCATAGCCGCCTTTGAATGCCGCGTTTTGAACGGCTTCCCAAGCGTCCTTTTCGGACTTGTTGGCGACCAGGGCTTCTTCGTAAATCTTGAATAAATCGTCGGGCAATTTCGCCTTCGTCGCGCCAGGCCATTGTCCCGAAATTTTATGTTCCAGGAAGGCACAAAAGCCTTCGGGACTTTCCTTGTCCTGGTTCTTCGCGACGCAATCGTCGAAACTGTCATAAGGTCCTATTGGTGACATTTTAATTTCCCCCTTTTTTAGCTTTCATATACCCCCCGTCGCCATTGGCCGTCCCTGAAGACTTCCAAATGACAACGACAATTCCCGCGACAAGTGACGTGTCCCCCTGGGACCGTCGGAATGGCGGACCAATGCGGGTATTCGCGCGCCAGTTCGGGGCAACCGTAAAAGCCGCCCTTGTCGGGCGTGGGCGCGCAATGGTCGGCGTTCGGGTCCAGGACCCAACGAATAGGTTCGGGGGCCAGTCCCGCGGCGTTCCGTTCCGCTTCGCGTATTCCGCCAAGTTCCTTTTGAGTGGTGAAAAGCGCGACCCAAAAGCCGCCCGCGTATTGGGCGGGCGCGTAGCGTAAATTCAAAAGCGTTTGGTTCAATGCCTGGGGGTTCGCCTGAAGGCCCCTGGCAATCGGGACAAGAAGTTCGGCGTGTATCTTCGGGACCAGGCTTCCCGTCACAAGAAGCGTATTTTCGGCGATTTGCTTTTGTGCGACGGCCTGGACCTGGGGCAAGCCCGCCCTGGACCCCGCGGAAATTCGGGTCGCCCCGATAATTCCCTTGTTCGTGACTTCCAAAAGGCGTTCTTGAAGCTTCGGCATTTTATCGCCCAGGACCTTCGCCAGTTCGGCTTCGGTTGCCCCCGCGGCCGCGCGCTTTCGAATGTCCGCTTTCAGGTCCGCGGCCCAGGCGTCGAAGGTTTTAACAAGCTTCCGTTGTTGGCGGTTGGTCGCTTCTTCCCAGGACCCGCCGCCTGGCCGTTGCCTTTGTCCCGCCTTCGGTCGTTCTTGAAATTTCCGCATTATTTTACCCCCGCAATGAAAGGCGGCCGAACGGCCGTTGTTCCGCCAGGGAAGGTTCCAGGGAAGGCGGGCGGTTGTTCGGGGTTCCTGGGTTGCCCGCGTTCTTCTTCAGGAAGTTCGGGGGCGTTGACCATATCGCGAAGCCAATCTTCGTCCAGGTCGGTCGGCGTGAATATCTTCGCCCCGACCGCGACATTCAAAACGTTCATAATCCCCGCCAGGTCGGGCTTCCCTGGGTCGGCCCAGGTTATCTTCGGAAGGCCCGTCAACCCAGGCCAGGGATTGAATTTGAAAAGATACGGAAGAAGTTGTTGGTTCCAGGCGTCCAAAAGGTAGCGTTGAACCGCCTGAAGGCCCAGGGTGAAGAAGTCCTGGGAACCCTGGACAAGGGCCTGGGTCCCGACCTTGTCCATGCCAAGCTTCAGGAATTGGGCGAACATACGGCCCAGGATTTCCTTTTGCTTCCGTTCGATAACGGCGGCGACGTCATAGATTTTATTCCCGCCCGAATAGGCGCGAATGGTCACGCCTTCGGGTTCGATTAAATACATTTCTTCGTCTTTACGAAGCGACTTCAAAGTTTCCTTCAGGTCAAGAAGGTCCTGGTCGGAAAGGTTGGCGTCCTTCAGGGTCGCGATAGGCATTCCGCCAATATCGCGTTCAATGCCTATCCCTTCCAAGTCTTCCAGATACTTCGCGAACTTCCAGGGGCGGAATATGGACCGAAGAAGGCTTTTCCCCTGGGGGTTGCCCTTTCGGCCGCGGTAGGCGATATGAACGCATTTGGAAAGCGGAATGTCGAATGTTTGATAACTGTCGGGGTCCTGTTGAACGAAGCTTTCGACGACGTCGGGTTCCTTGTCGCTGAAGCCCCATTCGTAAAGCGTTTCCTGGCCGCGGGGGTCGATGTTCTTCAACCAAAGGCGGCCGTCGGTCCGCTTTTCCAGGGTGATTTCCCCGACCGCGAACCCGAAGTCCAGGGCTTCCAGAGCGTCTTCGACGTGTGAATGAAATTCCTGGCGGACCATGCCGTTGATATTGGCTTCCGCCCACTTCGCCGCTTCCTGGTCGGCGGGGGTCCCGTCGCCCCCAGGCTTGACCCCGATGTTCGCGGCAAGCAAGGGAAGCTTCACGGCGTCAAGCAAGGTCCCGACGATAACATCGTCCCGCATTTCAATATAAACCTTGCTTTCGTTGGGCCAGGACCGAAGGGCCGTTTGGTATTCTTCGGCTACGCGCCCCGATAGGACCTTCAGTCCCTTGACGCCGATTACGGTCGTCGGGGTTGCGTTCTTGACTTCGCCCTGGGCGTGTTTATTGCCCCCCCTATAAAAACGCCGCCCCTTGCCATTTGGGCGGCTTTCGGCCGTATTCGTTGAAGAACTTCCAGGGGCGGATTTCATAACCATTTCGGACCCCCTTGAATATAACCTGGGGCGGAAAATCTTCCGCCCTATTTGCTATAAATCATAGGGGCGAAACGCTCAAAATGTCAAGATGTGGGTCAATGTATTGGACGATTTGAAATTAGAACGGTTGTTTTCAGGCGATTTTCGGGGCGGGCGAAGAAAAAGCGTCGGCCGCAAGCGCACAAAAGCCCCGAAGTGAACCTGGTTATGCCGTGAAGGCGGCCGCATTCACAACGGAAACTTCCGACGTGGTCAATCGGGATAATATGACATTCCGCTTCTTCCATTTGGGGGAATTATAGAACAACCGTTTTGATTTGTAAAGCCCTTCAGTCGCGCCAGGCGGACTTTTTATGTTCGCCCACGGGAACCGCCGCGCCCGAAATAAGCTTCGCCGCCTTCAGGGCGCGCAAGCCGTGAACCAGGACGTCGGGAATATCGTCATGCGGACCGTGGGGGAAGGCGGATACTTCGGCCAGGAAGTCGGCCAACCAGGGCGCGCGGGCGGGAAGAAGAACGCGCCCCGCTTCAATGGTCCCCGTGACCGAATGGGCGCGCGTGACTTTGTCGTCTTCCGCCTTCAGGGCCTTGATTGGAAGCTTCGTGTCCCGCCGAAGTTGTTGAATAAGCGATTGCCCCGACGCCTTGTCTTCAATGAAGATTTGGTCGGGGTCCCATTTATCGGCCTGGGCCAGGGACATTCGGACCAGGTCGGGATATTCCAGGCGGCGGACGAAAAGGTCCAGGACATAAAAGCCGCGGACGCCGACCGCCAGGGTCAAGCAAGCCGAACGGTCGTTCGACTGATTTTCCTTGAAAGCCGTGTCCCATATCTGGACCAGGCGCGACATTTTGACCGCCCCTTTGTCGTTCCGCGGGATTTCGTCTTCCTGGAAGTATTTGAACCAGGCTTGTTTGATTATGCCCCCGCCTTCGGGTTGCGGCCGCCCCTGGTATAGCGCGGCCCACCAAAACGGACCTTCAACCTGGCGAAGCGTTGCCAGGGCGGCGGCGTTGAAACGTTCGGGCCAAAGCGGTTCACCTTCCGCGCGCCCCAGGGGGTCGTTCTTTTCGGCAATCGCGGGAAGGTTGATTGTTTCCCAGGGGTCGCGGTTCGCGGGGTCGTCGGGTTCGTCTTCCTGGGGCGTGGTCAATTTCGCGGCCAGGTCGTCTTCATGCCAACGGGTCAAAACGACGATAATCGAACCGCCTGGTTCAAGCCTGGTCCGAAGGGTTGTTTTATACCAGTTCCAAAGCCGCTTCCGATAGGTCGGGGAAAGGGCTTCCTGGTCGTTCTTAATAGGGTCGTCAATGATAATCAGGTCGAAGCCGCGACCCGTCAAAGGCCCGCCAATACCCGCGACCGTCATTCCCCCGCCGTAACCCTTCAACTTCCAACGGCCCTTCGCTTTCGTGTCCTGGGTCATTTCAAGGCCCAACTGGTCGCTGTGTTCGACGATGGTATCCTTCGCCGCGCCACCCCATTCCGAAGCGAAGCCCATTTCATAAGAGGCAAGCCCGACCTTCTTCCAGGGAAAACGCTTCAGGAACCAAACGGGCGTCCAATGGGACACAAGTTCACTTTTCCCATGACGGGGCGGAAGGTTGATAATCAGGAACGTCGGGCGGACCGCGACCTGGGCGATTTTATCGGACAAGAACGTCAAATGTCGACGCGCTTCCCAGGTCCCGCCCGATATTTTTTCGGCCAGGTGCGCGGGCGTCGCCGACCAATCTTCGACCGACGCGACGTCGATTTCAGGGGCCGCTAAACTGGCGGCCTGGCGGAAGTAAAGTTCTTCGGCCATGTTATTTCCCGTCCGCTTCCTTTGGCGTTCCGACCGCGGGCGGCGGGTTATCATAATCACCTTCGCGCTTGCGGAAGTAGAATTGGACGCAAAGGGCCAAGATAGTCAAGAAGAATTGAGTTATGCCGCCAATCCCCAGGCCCATGACCAGGTCCAGTCCGCCGTCGTTCGCGGGGTCCAGTATCTTCGGCAATATATAAAATACCACGGCCGCCAACCAGGCGGCGAAGACGGCAAGCATGACCAGGAAAATGACCAGGCGATTGTCGATTTTTAATTTGTTGAACATATTGGTTCCCCTTCCAATTCAATTTCGTATAATTTCAAGGCCCCCGTGTAGGGGATAGGTTTGTCGTATCGCTTCGGGTTCGCCAGGACAAGCCCGAACGGCCCGACGAACCAGGGGGACGCGCTTTCCTGGACGCAATCGACCAGGTCCGCTTCCCCGATTATCGCGCCCCTGGGCCTGGGCGTCGTGTAATATAAATCACGTCCCGCCTGGTCCAGGCGGTCGGCAATCCAACGGTCGGAAAATGGCCGCGGAAAGTAAAGCTTCTTCGCCGCCGACGTGTGAATGAAAAGCCGTCCGCGATATTCGGTCGACCACGGGCGGTTGTCAATCGGCTTCAGTCCCAGGACCGCCAGGGTCCCCCAGGGTTGGCGGAAGGATAGACAGGTCCCCTTCACTTCTTCCGACCCTTCTTTTCGGTTCCTGGCGCGTCCTGGGACCGCTTCTGGACCCCTTCATTGACGGCGACGCCTTCCGCGGATTGAAGGGCAACTTTCCGCAGCGTCCGTTGAAAGCCGACCAGGGTTATTCGAACCACGCGGCGACCCGTCGGGACATAGGCCCCCGCCTGGCGTTGAAGCATGGGGGGCGCGCCCCGTTCGTCGCCGACTTCCGTTCGGACTTCGACGACGCGGAAGCCTTTCAAGAACTTCCGCAATTCGCCCCAAAACGGGCGTTTCCGTAACCACTTATATTCCGTCTTTTGTTCCTTCATAATTCCCCTTCTTTTCCGCGGTCTGGCAAGCCCGACGGACGGCCAGGACCACGGGACAATGTTCGATTTCGCATATTTGAACGCCTGGCGGCAATGGGACCGCCAATGGCGAAAAGTCCAGGACCCGCGCGCCCTTCTTCCCGTTCGGGTTGTTTCGGACGACGCGCCCCATGATGATTAAAAGGTCGAACGCCTTCCAAAGGTTGAAGACTTCGGCGTCCAGGTCCGCGGCGGCGGCCATAAGCATTCCGTAGGTGTTCGGCCAGGTCACGGTCCCGCCTATTGAATAACGCGGCCCCCCGACTTCCTTCAACCAGGACAAAAGGTGGTCC